ACCAATCATGCCGCCATACGGGCTGTCCGGGTTGTACTCTTCCCCGACAAAACGACCGGCCCCGGCACCTGCGCCAGACGCCAATTCACCTGCGACAGTGGAAGTTGGCGCAACAAATTGACCGAAACGACTCGTCGAAGACCCAACCGGCGCTTGCGCGATACGTTGGCCTACGCCAGCAACAAGAGGGTTCGCTGAAGATGCTGCCAAACGAGCGGCACCATAACCGGGAACCAGCATGCCAACAGATTCGCCAACGCCGCGCCCAATGTACTCCGCAGGTGTTTCAGGCTGTTGATCGACTCCTGGCACCATCTGGGCTCCGGTAGCCCGACCAAACCTCGACATGCCCGATTCAATGCTTGCTGAACCGCCGAAGGGCCGATCACTGACCGGCATGCCGGTGTATTTCAAAGCGAGGTTGGCAAGATCAACGGGCATGCCAAGCACCGATGCGATGCCACGATTTAGAAATGGAAGCGCGCCCCCGCCGCCACCAGCGTCTTCTTCTGGCGGGGCGTTCCCACCCATTTGCTGCTGCGCGTAAGCTAAAACTTGCTCTTGCGTAGCGCCTTCGGGGGCTGTGATGGCAAAGCGACGTCCGTCAGGGGCGGTGATTTCGTATCGCATCATTCAATCGGCTGGATGGACCAGCCCTCCTGCTGTTGTGGACGCGAAGGCTGTCGGGTGTCTCGACGTCTGGTATCCTGGCGCGGTGGAGGCGGCGCGGGCTCTTCACTTTGCCGAGGTACGCCCAAAATGGACAAGAAGTTTCTAATGTCTTCTGCTGCTTTTCGGGCGGCTCGACGAGTTTCCACAGGCAAAGAGGTGTCTTGCCCCGCCCGTTGTTGATTTTCAAGTCTTTCGCGCAAGAAAGTATCAACACTTCTCATACGCTCTCTCAGAGAGCGTTCGTCAGTCATAACCCCAGGACTAATTGAAACTTCTTGGCGAATACGTTCCATTTCTCTAACAGGAAATTGAGGATTGTTAGACAAAGAACGAATCAATTCACCTTGAGCGTTAGCAAATGTTTGGCGGTCTCTAACCAATCCAGCAGGAGCCACGTTAATTCCAGCTTGACCGGTGACGCCCTGCGCCGTTTCTTGCAACGCCGGAACCACGCCGGTTACATCGGGAGCCATTTGCCAAAGCGTGCGTCGAGGTTGCTCCCCAGCAGAACCTTCTGTTGTGGGCGTGGCACTTGAAGCGGCCGTACCGCTGCCAGCGGCAGCAGGGGCAACAGTTGTTGGAGCAGCCGCCGGAGGTCCGGCAAGCGACGGCCCCGCAGCCGTAACGGGCCTGGATTCCCCTGTGGTCCGGTTTACAAGCAGCGGCGTGCCAGTGACGGGATCAGCAACAACGCTATCAACATTATCTACAAGACGAGAAGCCGCTTGACGGTCGATGCCGTAAGTAGACATCATGTCATTGATTCGAGTTTCTCGCGCGCTTGGCTGATTGGCCCGAAGATAGGATTCAATTATTTTGCTGTTGATTGCGCGACGTTCTGCCGCCTCTTGACCAGCAAGAGTTTGAAGCGATGCCAAATCCTGACGAGCGCCTGTCATCCGCAGTTCCTGAGCCCGCAAGCCCAAAGCGCGACGATCAGCTTCTTCAGTCCGGCGGCCCTTGGCGTATTCGCTCATTTCCTTGCCGACGAGCGACAGGTTCTCAGCAAACTTGCCCGTCTTAGTGGGAGCACCAAAAGCCGCAGCTAAACGGAAATACATCTCGGCGCGAGATGTGGGGCTGTCGCTACGCTCAGACATTTGCCGAACCGCGTTAGAAAAAGCCTCAGTTTCGCTCCGAGCCGCCTGCTGGGCTTGTGCAAGCTGGGCACCATAATTTGTGGTCGGGGTGGCATACCGCTGCAAAAGACTTTCTAGGTCCATCGTGCGATTGCCAGATGCAGTAGGGATCGTAACCCGAGCCGGTGGCGGTGCAGCAGAGCTTGCGCCCCCCGTGGTTACATCACTGCCTTCACCATCAGCAGGATCAGCTTGACCGGAGCCGTCGTTATAGCTTGCCGCCAAGTCATTGAGGCCGCCCTCATCAAAGCGACGGCGAACCCGCTTTTTGCTCGGAGCCCCGCGATATTTCTGGCTCAGCCGATACAGATCAGATTTCATATCCCGCCTCCTCAGATGCTCGCCAAGCCCTTGGCAGTATATAGACCCGTGGCCAATTGCGACAGCGGCGATGGTGAATAGGTGGCACCCGTGGTGGTTCCGGCTTGCGTCTGCGCCGCCGAGACGTAGGGGGCGATGCCGCGCACCTGGGTGCTAAGCCAATCCAGTTGCTTTTGCGGATACAGCCGCTCTTCTTCAAATTTGGCGCGCTGAGCATCAAAAATCTTCTGAGACAGGTTTTGCTGTGCGGAACCCGCCGACTCAAGAGCCGCCGCATCAGCCGTGCGCAATGCCTGATTTTGACGCGCCATATCGCCAACACTCTGCAACGCCGACATCTGACGCGCGTAGTCCTGAGCCTGCGCGGCCTGGGCCTGCTGGGCTGCCGTCAGACCAAATTGCTGTTGAGCCTGACCGGCGGTGGTTTGCATCTGGCCGAGATTGCCAAGGTTTTGCATCTGCTGGCCGGTAAGCTGACCGTACGTCTGGCCCAGGTTTGTGAGGTTCTGCATCTGCTGCGCGGTAAGCTGGCCTGCCGTCTGGCCAAGGTTGCCGTACTGAGCGCCGCCCTGGAGGACGCGCGACAGATCGGCACCGCTGATGCTGCCCACAGTGCCCGCAAGCTGAGCCTGACGTGCTAGGTCGGCCTGGGCGGCGTTCAGAGACTGACCGTAACCCTGTTGGATGGCCTGCGACTGCTGATTGAGGATGGCTTCCTGCGTATCTCGCAGGGCGCGGGAACCAAACTCGCCCATCCGGTTAGAGCCAAACTGACCGGCCTTGATGAAGGAATCAGACACCTGCGGCAGCAGGTTTTCGGACAGGTTACGGGCACCCTGCTTCGCAATGACGTCCAGCACGCCCTGCTGATAGGGCGACATATACTGGCCGACCTGTGATGCCGAAGTCTGAGCAGCAGCGGTAAGGTAGGGGTTTGCCGCTGTCAGCGCGCGCTCTGCAAGAGACTGCGCGGTGGTGGCTTCAGCCTTGCCGAGCAGTGGCTGTGCAGCGCCCACGATGTCCATAGACCCGGCGCGATTGAGATAGGGCTGAGCCGCCCCCACAATGTCCAGCGCGCCCGCTCGATCCCAATAGTTCTGGCCTTTGGTTAGATTTACATCAACCAATTCAGGCCGCAGGTATTTTGCCTGTTCCGCGCGAAGCTGATCAGCGGTCCCCTTCTCGGAAAAACCCTTCATGCCGCTGCTGGCAAAGCTCATGTCGGGCTGATAGGCCCCGACGTTCTTGTTTACGAGGTCGTAAGCCTGCATCTGCTGCGGGGCGAAGCCCGCAACCGTCTCACCTGCATATGGCGTATAGGGTCGGTTAGCCGCATTGGTGGCCCACTGAACTTGATTATACAGCGCGTCCTGCTGCCACTTTGGCAGTTCCGACGTCGTCGTGACGTAAGACGTAGCGGTTTGCGGTTCGCCCTGAAATAGACTGGCCATCAGGCAACTCCCTTCAGATAGGTAAGCGGCGATTTAGCGTCTGGGCTGAATTTACCTCGGGCAAGGGTCTTGCCTTTGTGTTTGCGGATCGAGGCCCGCATTTCATCCAGCCGCTTAGCACCGGCTTTGCTGGAACCGTCACCAAGCATGGCGACAGTTTCCGCGTCTATAACATACTCGCCATCAGAAAGTTTGGCATCAATTTCATCCGAGCGCCCGGTTCCGCCGCCTCGCACAAAGCGAGCCATGGCGTTCAAGCCACCCTGCGCCATTGCCGGGCGGGCCACATTGTACTCACCACTGGTAACCCGGTTCCAGTTCCGTGCCATGAACTGATCAAGCGTGAGGTTGCTGCTCGCCGCATCCTTTGTGAGCTTATCCCAATCCCACATGACGCCTGGACGGTTGAGATAGGCCTGCTGGCTCGCCGGTAGGCTTCCGACCGCGCGCTGCACGTTGGCGGGGGCCGAAGAACCGGAGCCCATGCCCGACAATGCTGCGATAGCCGCGCCACCGGCCAGAAGCGGTGCCAGCCGACCCAACGTGCTGCCCTCGCCGGGAGGGTTGGGCGGAAGAGTGTCGGAAAGAGGATAACCGTCGGCATCAAGAGGATAACCCTGATCATTACGCCGAAATGGAACCCCCGCCTCGTCTTGGTACAAACCAATAGGAGGCCCGTACTGAGCCGAAATCGTATTGCCCGGATTTGCCTCCGCGCCCGCATAACCCGCATTCGTCGCCATTGGATTCATGGCAAGCGAACCTAGGCCCGAAACTCCCATGGGTTCAGTGATTGCATTGGTTTGCGCGGGTGGCTGTGCTGCCGACGCATCAGCAATCTGAGTCAAAGGACTGCTGGTGACGACAGCATCGGTGCCTGCGGGGGCTGTGGTATCCGCACCCGCGCCACCCGTAGGATCAGCACTGCCCGACGCATCGGCGGCAGCAAGCGCGTCAGGCGTGGGAATTGCATTGGTGCCGGGCAGGAAACTGGTTGAGGTTAATGTCGGCAAACCCAGCGGGTTCGCGCCTAAGAACCCAGTGGCGAGACCGCCCAGGCCTGAAAGACCGCCAGCCGTCAACGCTTCCGAAGGCGATTGCCCTGCGGTAAGAGCGTTGCCGAAACCTCGCGTCGCCCCTGCAACGGCCCGGTTTAAATCGGCGTTCTCAATTCCGAGACCGCCCATCCCACTGATGCCAGAACCAACCGCACCAGTGATAGCGCCCGTGATTGGGTCTCGACCCTGAAGTGCTGAAGCACCGGCACCCGCCACCGCGCCGCCGAGAATATTGGCGGTGCCCTGTGACAAACCTAAATCAAGGGCACTGTTAATCCCACCACCTATAAGTTCACCGAGACCGCCACCAATACCGCCGGTCACTGCTCCGACTAGCGGATTACCGCCACCGATTGCGGACGCTGCCGCACCAATAGCCGCGCCACCCAAAGCACTGGCTGCCGTACCCGAAAGCAGGCCCGCGCTCAGAAATCCACCGATAGCCGTGCCAATGCCGGGAATAAAGCTAAGGGCAATAGGGGCGACCGCCGCCAAAACCTTGCCCCACTTTATTTTCTTAAGAAAGCTTTTGTATTCACGGAGCCCAGTGTTTGGGTTGATCGTTCCCGAACCGCCCGCACGACGAAGCATGGCGGCTTCGCGAGGATTGACGTGGGCTAACTCGGTATCACCACCCCGACCCTGCGCCGCCAACTGCCGGGCGGCAACGGTCAAACCGCCTCGAGCGTAGCCTTTCTTCGACAGACGATCTTGTAGGCCATATAGGGCGACGAGCAGCGACACAATATAAACTTGGTCGTACTGCTCAGGCAGCATCTCTTCATCGACCATGTCATCGGCAATGGCCTTTGACCTGATCTCTGCGTACTTATTAGGATTTTTGATAATCTTTTCAAGGGTCTCAATACCCTCATCCAGATCATCTGGCATGATCGGCATATTGACGACGGCGCGCTCCATGGCGTCCACCGCCTGGGCGAATTTCGGATCGCTTTGAGCGATCTGCATGATTTTTTCGCGCATCGACATGCTATATCACTCCAAAGTTTGGCAGAACCGTTCTGCCCATTCGCGCCAATTGTCAAAATTGTATGGAATTGGCATGTTTTCTTTAAGGGTCATGTTGTTTATAAACTGCATGGCCCAGTTTTGCCACTGATCTTCAATGTCCAGCCGACCGAACGCCCCGAACGAATCCAGATCAAGCGCAATTTGATCCGCCCAATCCCTAAGCCCCATGCCGGTTGGCAGCGTGACCCTGGGTATCATCCGAGTACCGTCTTGTCGCCGCTGCTCATGTGGCCGATGATCTGGCCCATCTGATAGTCACCATAGACCGCGTTGCTCTCAAAGCGCACGCGAAGCTCGCGGCGTTGCTCTTTGAGCATGACGATCTGCTCAAATGGCATCCCGGCAGTTTCAGGGAACTCAAACTGCGTGCTGTAGACCTCGGGCGCGCGGGCATTCGCTCGACCCGTCACCTGCACCGTCATCGGGCCGCTTTGAACGAAGTCAGGTTCAATCGTGGTGATGCGGAGATATTCGTTTTTACCCTGCACCAGTTGTGAGATGTCAGCCGTCTCAAAATACGAACGAATGGGTCGGATGTTCGGGCCATCATATTCGTCGGTCAGTTGTTCATGCACCCAGACCCGGTATCCCGACCCGGTGTCCTCGACGCCCGTTAGGATCGGGGCGGCAAACGAGTTATTGAACTGCCCAGCAGACCGGCCATAGTTGGGCAGTTCGGTGTCGTACCAGCAATTTTCGCGCACGTTGTAGATCACGGCGTGGGTGCATTCAGTCGCGTCGCCGCGCGGATAGCACCACCACACCTCACCGAAGCGCGGGATTTTGAAGGCAAACACCCGGCTGCGCTGGTTTTGGTTCAGGCCATCGAAGAACCAGTTCAGGTTCATCGAGTTGGGCACTTCGCGCACCACGCCGTTGAACATCATGAACCGGTCAACGCCGCACCAGAAAAACACGCCGTCATAATCCACGATGCACTGGGGCGACATGATCGAAGTGTCGGTGGCGATCACGTCGAACTGAAACACCGTCGCGCCCCCGGTGAAAGTGGCACGCAGCACGGCGTCAAACGCCCAGAAGATGCCTGCCGGGGCGGTGCCAGAACCGGCACGCAACGGGAAGCCTTTGATGATCTTCTGGCCCCAGACGCGCGCCAAACCTGATCCGGTGCCTGTCAGGTTGGTGGGCTCACCGGGCTTCGACCAGCCGATGATGCCATCCGTGCCGTAATAGAAGAGGTAGGGGTGCAAAGAGACGATGCCGCCCGTGGCATTGGCATCCGGCGGCAGGCTGATCGACTTCAGATCACCGGTTCCGAGCACCTCACCGAAGAAGATTTGACCACCCTCGTCATTGCAGATGCAACGCTCGTTGGGAGCGACGTGCGAAATCAGATAGTTTTCGTTGGTGGATGAATCATATTGATAGTCGAACATCCACAGATTGCGTGTTGAATTGGTCAGCGCAAACGAACCGCCAGACATATCGGTTTTTGTGAATGTGATCGTGGTTGCCGTGACCGCCACCGCAAACCTGTTGGGGTCGGAACCCGCACCGATTGCCGCGCTGATCGTAATGACCGGCCCAACAGCGGCAGCGGTGTATTCCGGCGAGGAGGTGTGAGCGTTGATGTTGGCGGCTACCGCAGTTGCCGTGGTTGCCAGATTAGTGGTGAAAACCACCGCCCCAGACATGATATTCACGCCGTCAACCGTGATCATGTTGACCGCGCCAGCCGCGCCGCCGGTCAGCGTCACCGTGCCCGTAGCTGCTACGGCGATAGGTGTCCGGTCGGTCACAATTGAGCTATTGCCGGTCGAGTCAATCGTGAAGCGATCCAGCGTGCTTGAGCCGCCCGAGTGGCAATACACAAAATTCTGCTGCGTGAAGGTCGAGAAGCCCCGGCTGATCTGTTGCAGATATTTCTGCGTCGAACGATAACCGCCCATCTTGCGAGGCAAACCGCGCTGCCAGCGCACCCACTGACCGTCAACGTAAAAGTCGCCTTCGAACTTCGTCCCATCCCGCTTGATACCGGCATTGGATTTCAGAACGACCGTGGTCACAGGCATCAGAAAGCACCGCCGTCGATGTTACCGGCCTGCGCCACGCCGAGTGCGGACCAAGCCGCCGCTTGGTTTGCGGCAGTGAAAAGCGCGATGCCGGTAGCCGTACCACCCAGGTTAATGCGGGCACCGCTGGCCGTGGTGGCATTCGTGCCGCCTTCCGCGATTGTCAGCGGAACCGAGATGCCCTGCGTTGAGGCGTTGAGAACGTCGGTCCCGTCGCAATACAGGATGGCGCGAGAGCCCTGCGAAATGTTGAACCCGGCACCGCCCCCTGAAGGCGAGATGGTGAGCGTGTAGGCCCCGGTGGTTTGGTTATCGACCCAATACTGCTGCACGGTGGCGGGCACCACGACAATGCGATTTCCGGTAAGAGTTCCGGTGAAGCGATAGGCAACGCGGTTCAGTTCCGAACCCGTAAGGGTATAGGTGCCTGTACCCCCAATGGCGATCACCGTGTAGTCGAACGCGAATGTGGCCGACTGGCCGAAGCCAATGGTGAAGAAATTTGCACCGTCAGAGGCGATGATCGCGGATTCGCCGGGCTGGAACGAAAGGAACAAGGCACCGTTGATCGTGATGATACCGGGCGGGTCTGCGACAATCGCACCCGTGCCGCTGTTCCGCAGATAAACGAACCAGTTATTGCCGACCACCGTGGGGTCAGGCAGCGTGAACGTGCCACCCGCAGATGTCCAGTTGAACATCTTGGCGCGGTCGGTAACGCCCGCCGTGTAATTGGTGTTGAAGGTGGTGATGGGCACCGATTGGCTGAGCAGCGTGCCGACAGCCACGATGCCGGTCCCGGCCAGGGCGCTGGCATTGGCGATGGAAGTCGCCGCACCATACTGGAGAGAACGCCAGACGCCCGCAGCGGTGGTGTTGTCGGAGAGATAGACCTGCCACAGCGTGCCTGCCGCCACGGTGACAACTTGCGTCCCAACGGAGTTTTTAACCGTGAAGGTGTCGGAACCACGGTTGTTGAACAGGATCGTGTTGCCGACGCCCGTCTTGTTGGCGGCGGGCAGAAAGATGCTGAACCCGGCAGCAGACGGCGTGACGTCAATGATTTTCGTGGCGAGGTTCTCGCTGGCGGAAGTCTCTTCCGGCCAGCTAAGAACCACATCGACGCTGAGCGCAATCGCGCTGTAGCTGATCTCACTCGGGTAGATATTCGCGCCGCCGAAAACGTCTTGATAAATGGTCATGCCTCGGTCCTCGCCGCGCTACGGTCCATGATGCGTTTCATATCCTCGCCCGTGAGCGCCTGCGCGGTCCTGTCGTACATCGCTTGCCAAACCTGAATCCTCTCATCGCTCTTGAGGAATGGAGTAGCCTCCAACAGCGTGGCGTAGAGAAGGATGTCAGGTGCATACTCCGTCAGCCAGTTGGTTTGCAGGTCATCTCCGAGCAGGGCGGGTTGCTCGTAGTACATGATTTCAATAACTCCCGCCGTGCTTGGCGTGGGAGCGATCAGCCAATGCTGGAAGTCGTAGTCGGCGTAGAACTGCGGCGTGCCTGTCGAGGCTTCGTTGGGCCAATAGCTACGCAGATATTCGTAGGATCGGGCAAAAATCGGCGTGCCGTTGACGGTCATGCTGATCGTGTCGCGCCAGCGATCCGGCTTGGCATAGACCGCCACGCCGACCTGCAAGGTGGTTTGAACCGGGCGGATGAAGCCTTGAATTTTGAGTTCGCGCGCGATCCGACGCTGTGCCAGCGTGATCAGACGCGGTAGCTGCTCATAGACGATCTGGTCGCTCTCGGCGGTAAAACCGCGCTCGAGATAGCGACGAACGTCTACCAACAGGCTATCATACGACATTACATACATGCGCGCTCCAGAGCTATGTCAGAGGCTGATGCAGCCTGTGCCCGCAAAAAGGTTTATAGGCGTCAAACATCTGAGCGGGCAAGATGTTTCACAAACAGACGGCCCGGTTGAATGCTCGGTCAACAGACATAGCATCGAACATGCGGGTCAGTGCCGGAGCCGTGGCCAATTCCATAACCGCCCGACGTTGCAGTTCTGCCGGAAACTCGGTGACTTTCGGGCAAGGTCGATTAGAAATTGCCTGTTCGCAGGCGGTCAGCAGCAGTAGACTGCTGAGCAGTACGAGCAGCCTCATCGGCGGATTTCCTTATTTCCTGTTCGAGTTCGGCGGCATTGGCGCGAGCATGCTCGCCGCCGGTCTTACGCCCGATCACCCAGGCGGAAACGATAGCACCGATAACGACGAGGATTGCGGCCAGCGTGCTTTGCAGCTTACCCCAAAGAGCAATCATGCGTCCCTCTTCTTCAGCAGGTATACCGCCGCGAGCACGACAGCCCCGGCAACCAAGGCTACGCCCACTGCCCAGTGAATGCCGCTGAGACCCGTCAGGGCCGGTGCCGCAGTGGCCGCCGCCGCAGCAACACCGCCCAGCTTGCTGGCATCCATCGCCATTGAGCCCTGGGCCGGTGTGGCAGGCTCGACGCTGCGAGAGGATACGAAGGCCCCCTTGGCCCACAGACCGGCTTCAGCGGCTCGCCTGTTGCTCAGACCAGCGTTCACCTTTTTCTTGACTTTGTTCCAGCGAGCCAACTCGCCGGGCACCGCACCATAATCGCCCGCGTTGAGTTTCCGAACCAAGGTGCTTTTCCGCATGGCCTCGATGCCGACGTTGAAGGTCCAACTGACCAGGGCAGCGAATTGGTTGTCAGAGAGTTCGACCCGGATCTCGCGACAAATCCCGGCTTCCGAAACTGAAAGGTCGCGCATCAGAAGTTTTTCGGCTTCAGCTTCCGTGATCAGCAAGCCTTCGCTGACATCTGCCGTGTGACCGTATCCGATGGTCCAGACATCCGCGCTACACCGGTATGCCTCCAAACGGAGGCCCTCCCACTGCTTGATGAAGGCAATGCCTTCTGCGCTGACACGGCGAAACATCATGCCAGCACCGGCCAGACGACATTCCACGGGAAGCCGGGTTGAGAAGGGACATCGCGCAGCGCCTGACGGTAGGCGGCAACAGCAAAGTCGAGGCCGTTGCCTTCCTCGAGGGCCTTGATCACGCGCCAGTCGGTGGCGGCGATCCGAGCATTGCGATCAGCGCGCACTGAGGCTGCCTGCTGGTCGGTCATGGCATCAATCTCAGCCTGTGGTATGGCTTCGACAGCCCACTGCTGAATCCAAGATTGCCCATCGAACAGCGGGGCAATCTCGACCACACGCTGCGCCCGGGGATCAACCACCGGCTGATCCGCAAAATGGACCGGGAACACGTTCCACTCAGCCAGACTGGCAAGCGAGATGCCACCGGCAGGGAAACTCGTCGAAGGGTTATCCCGAACCAGATCAGTCTGAGAGTAAGGATACGCGACGATCTGATTGTCGATGGCTTTGACGTAGAGCATCTCAGTCTCCCAATTGCTGCTTTAGCACCGCCAGCATCACCTTAGCCTTCTTCTGCTCCAGCCGCTCAGAGGCGAGAAGGCCAGT